TTCCGGGCGAGGCCTCCAATATTTCCAAACCCACTCCATAAGTTGTTGTTTAAGCTTCATTATTTGTTAGGTGTGGCAGTTTGGACTTGAACCGTTCCGCCACACCAAAATCCGGTGTGGCAGCCTGTTCCTATTTTACCCTTCTGCAACTTCCTTCGCATCAACCAATTTGGTGCCGATTCCATCCCAATTGATCTTCTCCACCGCAGCCCACGCCAGGCGAGCTTGGTCGGCTTGGCGAGTGTATATTTTCGATGTCTTTCCATCCTTCCAGCCAAACATTGCCTCCAGCATGGTATCGGTGGCTTCGTTGTGGGCCTGGTCGGTGGCAAGACCCTTCCTAACTGAATGCGCCGTCAAATGGCCAAGACCAGCCTGCCTGAACCAATCAGAGATGCGATTCCCCATTCCTTTTATGCTAAACGGCTTGCCGTACTCAGTGACGACGTAGGCCATTGCATTTGTCTTGTGCTGTGACAGGACGGCCTTGAGAAGGGGATGGATCGGCATTTTTATGTCAACCGGAGTGCGATTTCTATTCTTGAAAAGCCTCAGGTGGAAAACATCTTTGCGCCGATGCTGCGGGCCAAGTAGAGATAGGTCAGAGACACGGAAGCCAGTGAACATGAGAATTGATAAAGCAAGGACCGCCTTCGATTCCTTGCCATGGTGCTCTATGAACTGTTCAAGCTCTTCTGGAGTGGCTGTGGCGTGTCCGTCACTGTGAACGTTGAACGGTTTCACGAGGCGGGCGATGTTCGGAACAATCTGCTTGCCGTTCTTTGTAGTTTCGAAAACCTGACGAAGAACCTTAAGGCGCTCATCCGCCGCAAACGGCGTATCTCGCTTGCGGTCCCTAAGCACCTCAAGATTGCCCACGTCCATTTTTGACAGAGGCATATCAGCAAACAACCGCTGGTCTTTTTCGTTCAGCGGCTCAATCCACATCGATTCAATGATATTCCGGCGGCGGTCTTGCGTTGTTTGGTCCAGCGCCTTGAATTCATTCGATGCCATATACTCCACACAAAGCCACCTGAACGAATTCTGCTTGATTATGGCAGATAGTAGCGGTTTTGGAGAATCGCTCTCTATGGGCTTCAGCGTGGCGTTGCGATGCTTCCAATATTCAATAGCAAATTCTTCTGAATTTATATCGTTGGGGAGCCGGCAAATGCGCTTCCCATCAATGCGCAGATAATAGCGCATCGTGTCATGACGACTTTTATTTTGCTCGATATAGGGCAGGTCGATATTGGCCACGTCTGTCATGCAGACGCCCGCCAGTCATCACCGTCGTCAGCGTCTTCCCTCTGCTTCGAAATGCCATCCTCTGGCCATGAAGCCATAGCCGAGACAATATCGGATATGAGCCAAACCTTACGGGTGTGCCATTTCCGCGGCTTAGGAAGAAAGCCCTCCTGAACCATCTGGTCAACCGTATTCGCGCTCACACCGATCGCCAAGGCGACTTCGGACCTGTTCAGGCCAAGGCGCGGGACATTTCGGGTGAGATCAATGGCTGTTCCCATCTTATCCCCGGTTTCCTCCGCTGTTTTCCACAGGAGCGGCTTTCGCTTGTCGTATTTCCAGATGGGCTTTTCTCAAATCTCGAGACGTAAACCAGATTGCAGTTTCGGAGCCATCGGCGTGTTGAAATGAAATGAACCAGCGAGTGCCGCCCAAGTGCTCCAGATGAGACCCTGCAGTAGAGACTATCTCGTCCAGACCGTCTTTTATGATTTCGCGTCGGTCTGTCATTCCCCATGCCCCTCTGTATTGGCCTGGATGAGGGCGACACGACCGGCATCGGTAATTCGCCAAGGGCGTTGCTTCATGCGCGGTCGTTCGGCGACAGAAGGCGGCAACCATTGCTCGACATAGCCCATGACCGCCAATTCCCGCATTAAGGCTTGCCTGAACCAGTAGAGGCGTCCTATACGACCGCTGTAGGAGGCGATCTCCCTGAGGGCTGTAAGAAGGCGCTTATTCATCCTTTAGGCTCCTCTACCTTGAGGAGGCGGATAAAGGCGGCTATGCCCTTCGCCCCAATACTCATTGGAGCCGATCCAGCATGTTCCGCCGCCAGCATATATTCGTCAGCAACCTTTGCTGCCTCTTCCAGAGCTGCCTTTCGTGCGCTGGCTGCAACTAGCCGCATATCGCGCCTGACGATGCGAAAATATTCCGGTTGCGCTTTCCGCCAATGGGAATGAACATGCTGATGAAATAGCTTTTCCCACCAGCGCAGGCATTCACGTTGTTTTTGAATGCGGCTTGCGAGCTTCCTTATTTCTACACGTCGGAGGTGCTCGATCTTCCAAAAGGCATCATCCGCGATGTCTTTCCAGAGCATCGGGCCTTTGTTGGTATCGCAGTAGGCTAGGGCGCGGAGACGGAGGATTTCGGATTCCGGGTAGTATCGCTGGCCGTTCCAAAGGATAGATGCTGCCGGCTCTTCGCCACTGGCTACGGCTAAGGCTTCTTTCATACCGTCGAGGATATTGTTCACTTCTCCCCTCCATCATTGAAGCCAGCTTCAGAAGCGGCAGGTGTTGGTTCGGTGAACATCCGGGATTCTAGGACGACGGTTCTGGCTATGGCTCGGCTTGCCCACCGAAATTCTGGAATTATTTCTTCGCCAGTGACCGGGTGCCTTGCTATCCAGCCAAATCCTTCCTCGTATTCAACGGTTTTGATGCGCGTCATGGCTCATCCCTCCCATCCTCTGTGCGGTCGGGGTCGACAATGGCATCCCAGCATTCGACTGAGCAGGTCCATCTCCCATCAGAAAGTTGCGAGCCGAATGGGTCGCCGCCGTCTTTCATCTCCCGCGTGTCAACAATCCTCCCGCAATGGCAGCAATTCGCCGTGTCTGTGCGGTCGGAGGTAACAAGGGTGGCGGCTGCATAGATGCTGTCGGTCAGATCCCAAGCGCTGATGTATTTGCCAGAATTGAGGTTGGCGGCGACCACTTGATCCCAAATTGCTTTCTTAAGCGGTGGCCACCCTACAACTCCGCAGCGCGGTTCCCTTACCGCATCACCGCTTCCAGACCGATCGGAGAGAGAGGCGGATTTGAGCAGCTCGATGCTTTCCCACGCTGCGAATGGATCTTCCAATTCGTCAACTTGCTCGGCAATCTTGAGCATTTCCGCCGCGAGGGCGATAACTGTTTCAGCCCGCACGACGCCCTTGCCGCCACATGCGCCACACAGCAAGCTTGGATATCCGACCGGGCATGTTTCATCCTGCTCGAACGTAGTGCAGGGGCACGGTATCTCCCCCTTCAGCCGCTCGATCTCTTCGTCTCGTGCTGGGGATGATACTGGGGTGGGTGGATGGGCGTAGAGCGGCCGATACAGCGAAGCCACCCTTTCATATCGATGGTGGTCCTCGGCGCTATGGAAACTCCAGTGCGTATTTTTGTCCTGCCACGCCACCGGCTCCTGCTCTACGGAGAGAGTGGCGGTGATGAATGGCAGCAATGCTTCCGCCAGCGCGCCAGCGCCGAGCGAATGCCTCCCGTCAACACGGCGGATTTCCTGAGCGAGAGCATCAACGTCTATCGGGTTACTTGGCTGCATCGGTCTGCTCCAGTCTGGCAAGGAAGGATTTTGCGGCGCTGAGCTGCGGCCCGTAGTTTTCGGGATGCTCGTCGCCTTCAGGGCAGATGAGCAATTGCAGGAAAAGTCTCTGCGTCTGGATGCCTAAGTTGTCCGCAATGCGGCTGAACGGCTCCAGCACCCTCCGCGCCTCTTCGAGCAGAGCGGCTTTCGCGTCACGTTCTGCTTCGGCGGATTTCAGACGGCAGAACAAATCGACGTTTGCCTTTTGGATATCTGCATAGTGGTCCTGCTTGAGATAGCGAACCAACTCCGGGACCTTCAGCGCCAGAACGCTATCCTGAAGCGAACCATCATCGGAGGTCTTGGCAGCATCGCCAAAAAGATCACCGATCCGGCACACGATGCCACGATAGAAATCGGCATCACGGTTAAACTGCCTCGCGCTTTCTATCCAGTTGTCCCGTTCCGCCTTCAGCTTTTCGATGTCTTCGGATGGGGCGAGGAAGAGGGGTTCAAAAACCAATCCTCTCATGTTCACGCCGGTTTGCGCTTCCATCGTATGCTGGTCGACAGGCGGCAGTTCGGTTAGGTTCCAGTCGAACAGTTCGCTTTTCCAGCGCCACGCTACCGCCTCATTCCCCATCTCTTTCAGGTAGGCGGAGATGGCGGCTTCCATTGACCTGAAGGCGAGATTAACATGATTGTCTTGGAGAGAGACACTACGAACCTCGTCGGATATCGTGCCGTCACGGTCTCGCCTGAAAACGATAAACTCACCTTCAGCCAGACTGACTTGCCAGCGCTCAACCTCTAGCAGCGCGAGTTCAATCGCCCGCTCATGCCGTTTCTCGGCTACTGCTTCAATCGCGGTGTCATGTCTGGTCATGGCTTGGTCTCCTGGGGAGTGGAGCGGATGGCGGTGGCGGACTCTTCCTCTTCGATGCAACGCATATACTCAGCTTGGAATTCGATCTCGCGAGTGATTTCCTCCGAGGTCATGATCCACTTGTGCTGGCATCTAGAGCACCAAGCCTCGCCGGTCAGGATATCGGCGTCGTAATTTTCGTGGTAGCAATCGAAATCGTCATCGCACCCGTCGTAAAGGTCGAGATCGTCTTCATCGTCCGGTATCCCCGCCATCACAGCTCTCCCTCTGTAGGAGAGGAGGAGGAACGGCGCTCCCGAAGCTGATCGTTCGTTTCGCCAAGATGAAGGTTCCATAGGAGGGCGATGCGTTCTGCGGCTTCCTGAATCTCCCGATAGCCAAGGCGATACGAATATGCGGTTGTGGCTAGGCCGATATCGTCTTCAGCCAGACGAACGGAGCGATGACCGTCCCACGCTGCAACCTGCCGATACAGCGGGTTGTTGCTGCCGTAGGTATCGAACTGGCGCTTGTCTTCGTAGCTCTCTCCCATCCTCTATCCCTCCATATTTTCGGTGGAGGGGGAGGAGGGATCGTCCTTCATGAAAACGATCCAGTGAGATTTTGCGGTTTTGCCGCATCGATTGCCGAAGAGTGGCTTTTGGTCGGTAAGCTTCAGAAGCTCCGAGACCTTTACTTCGTGCTCGTTCCATTTAAAGATCAGCGTTCCGAATGGCTTAAGAACACGGAAGCATTCGGAAAAGCCGCCTCTGATGTCAGACCGCCAATCCTCACCAAGCTTACCGTATTTCTTCGCCAGCCAGCCAGATTTCCCATTCTGGACGAGATGGGGAGGGTCATAAACAATCAGATGGAAGGTATCGTCAGAGAACGGCAAAGAACGGAAGTCCATTTGATGATCAGGATCAATTATCAACCGGCGAGAACCGCCGAAACTGGACTTGTCCGTCAGAATATGCTCTTCACGGCGAATATCACCGAAAGTTGCGCGTTCGTCGTTTCTGTTAAACCAGAACATCCGACTCCCGCAGCAAGGATCTAGAACAGGCGTCTCGCTCATCTGTTATTCCCTCTCGTATCCGGTGTTGGGGGTGGCGAAACCATAGCCGGGAGGAGCGACGGCTTTCTTCAGCCATGACGCATCGAAATCATACATTGCAGCGGCTGGCGTTTCGCCCGTTCCGACAACGCCAGTAGGAAGATCGCCGTAGATCGCAAGCCACGCATTTCCATCTTGAATGAGCGACGGCTTGAAAATGACCGATGGGCGCTGCATTTCTTGGGCGGCGCATACGAATTCCTGTTGGATGATGCTAACCGCAAAGCTTATGTCCAGCCGCTCTTGAGCGACTTGCTGAATAACGGCACCAATGTCGCCACCACTGATCCGGCTTCGGACTGCATCATAGATTGCCCGATATGAATCGCTCATCTGCTGTTCTCGGTGTTGGGGGTGTAAAGGGGACGGCGTGGAAGTGGAGGAAGTGAATCCTTCGGGACGCGATCGGGCTTGGCGGCTTTGGCGAAGCCGGGGCCTTTCAGCTTGCCGGCTGGCCGGATCACGCGAGAGTTCTTGTCGCGAATCCGGTCGGACTTCCGAATTTCTCGGATGTCGCCACGCGTCTTGAACTTATTGCAGGTGATGCAAATTGACCTGCAGTTCTCGAGGCTGTTGTCGCCGCCCATCTGGTCCGGGTTGTCGTGATCGAAGATGACGCCGACCGAAAGTGAGCAATTGCAGCGCTGGCCTTCCTCAAGTCCATACCGAGGACCGGATGCCTCGCACTTGCCGCCAGAGCGTTCGAGAGCATCACGTTTCGTAGCGCGGGTGAATTCGGTGCGGCTCATGACCGTGCCCTCGCACTTTGGGATAGCCACGCCTTTTCCCGCTTTGCGTAGGCTTGCCCCTTTGGGGTCAGAAGCATCAGGGGCCTGCGGGTGTATCTCGCGAATCCGTTCTTGATCAGGTAATCCTCGGCAGCCTGGTCGGCTATTCCGAAGGGGCCGTTTACCTTGTGGCGGGCGAGGATGGTCTTGTGGGCGACAGTGTTCATTGCAGCACTCCGATCCAATCGCGGCCGAGATATCGTTCAAGGTGGATGAGCGCTTCCGAGCGATGCCCACGGCGCAGATTGCTGCGAGCCTCGGACAGTTCGTCGTCATAGGAACTGACGAATATGCTGACGGGAGATTTTGAAGCGCTGCGCTTTTCGATCGCCTCGGCTTCCTCTTCCGAGATCCACTTCGCGTCGATCAAGGCTTGAAGAAGCTGCTGTTCCGAAAAATCGTCGAGGTCGACGTTGGCGGTTACGTCAATTCTGGCCGTGGTGCGCTGGCGCTTCCAAGTCATCGCGATCCCCCTCGCAGTGCAGCGTTCATCGCCTCGCGCTGTTCGGCCAAGACGGACTTCGTCGAACGATGTGAGCGACGGCAGTTTTCGATCTTGCGCTTGCGCTCGAGATATCCGGGGATGGCACGGTCAAGACGACGGTCGGATATCGAGGCCAGTCGGGCGGCTCGGAACTTCGACCAGAGGCGGATGGTCTTGAGGATGATGCGATCGATGCTCATGCCGCACCTGCCATTTCCTTGGCGAAGGCCAAGAGCGCCGGCTGATAGGCAAGCTCCCTCAACTTCGCGCAATTTTCGGGATTGTTGAGAACGACCGGTCCGGTGTCGCCATCGATGTGGCCGCGATCAGGTGCGACGGCCATCGGCTCGACGAGCGACCGCAAGACCGGGAAGCGGATCAGGATGCCGCTTTCGACGGTCGTGTAGTAGCTGCCGCCCTTCATGACCTCAGCTTCGGTGTAGTCGCCAGACCAGACGAGCGGATAGGCGTAATTGGCGTTGTTCGGACGCCAGAACGTGACGTATGGGCGCCAGTTCCATTCCGGGCGCAGGTCGCAGATGAGGAAGGGGCCGGTCATGCCACGTCCTCCGCATACTTCACCCCGCGGAAGGGGCAGTAGGTGGAAAACATGCCGACGGCCTTTTCCTTGCCGCGTCCCTTTTCCACCTGCTCGGTGCAGACCATGACCTTGTCAGGCATGTCGGGAGAGCCGACCGGACGGAAGACGATCGGAAGGACGAGCCGCGTGTTGCGGGTGGCTAGCTTTTCGTTGACGGTTTCGATGCAGTTGCAGGTCATGCCGCTCTCCGGTTCTTCAAATCTTCTGGATTGGTCAGGACGATGCCCTGCTGGGAATAGTGCCGGTGGACCTCGTCGAGGTAGTCGGTCAGCTGCCGGGTCGTCATGAGCGACGTAACCGGGATGCTGATCGGATCCCGCATCAGGGCTAGCTTCGTCTCGTAGGGCAGCGGCTTGACGTGCTTGTCGTAGCCCAATCGGAACGCATCGTTTTCCCGCCGGAGAAGCGGGACGCCGAACATGAGCTTGCATTCGCCGCGAACCTCTTCCGGGGTGCGGTCGCCAAGCTGAGTGGCGATCTCGACCATCCAGAGGCGTTGAAGCTTGTTCTGTGGTGTCGTCCGGTGCTTGCCGTCCGTGATCGAGCACGTGAACGGCATAGTTTTGCCCTGGATGAACTTGACCAGCATGTCGCGGGCCTGTTCCGTTTCGACGATGCGGTTGTTCGTCGACATGGCTCACCCCGCCATCAAAGGATGCTGGCGAAGCGCATCCGTGTCATTGGCCGCGACTGGCTTGTGGCCGTATCGCTTCACCTGATCGACGATGTCGGCGAGCTCGTCGTTGAACTGCTTCACCGCCGTGGCGATCGAGGCGATATAGGCCTCGTCCCGATATGCCCGCTTCACGAACAGCGGCAGCTTCGGCCAATAGACGACGATATCGATCCACTCGCGTTCGGCGACCCAGAGCGCGCCTTGGCACTGCGCCTTGTGCTCCGGCGGGAAATCGTCGCGCATCAGGCATTCGATAAGCAGGTGAGGGAGCTTGGACTTGGCTTCAAACATGCCGTTCGTGCCGATCAGTCCGTCGGGGCTTGCGCCTTTGGCGCCATTGCGAACAAACCCGATGCGCTGGACATCGGCGTCCGCGATGAACGAATACATCTCGCGGGCGTCTTCTTCCATCTCGTGGCCGCGCTCCATGTGAGCGTTACTGTAGCCGTCGACCGTCTCACCGGTGATGATTTCGCCGGCGAGCTTGTACAGGTATGTCTTGCGGGTCTTGCTCTCCCCGCCGCCGCGGCCGGATGCCATGACGGTGTGAAATTCGGAGGCGGTCGGGATTCCCGCCCTGGCGGCGTACCATTCCGGCGTGTTCTGGGCGCAATCGAAAATCTGGATCATGCCGCGATCTCCAATTTCTTCAGGTGGAAATAGACGCGCCGGCAGCCGATGACGTCGACCATCGCATCGTGGGCGCCGCCCAGGTCTTCGTTGAAGAAGTGCCGGATGCATTCTTCGAGCTTTGGCGCCTTCGGCTTATTGAAGCCGGCAGCCAGCATGCGTTCGGTGGGCGGCAGATTGACGATAGGCGCAGCCGCTTCCATCGTGCAGAAGAGCGGCTTGCGCAGCGGCATGATGCGCTCGTAGTGCCGCGCGATCGCAGCCTCGACCACGCCGCGATCGAACTTGATGTTGTGAGCGCAGACGAGATCAGCGCGCTGATAAAGATGAGTGAAGGGCGAGAGCGCGGATGCCGCACTCATTCCGAACTGCGCCGCGCGCTCGGTCGTGATACCATGAACGTTCGCTGCCTGGGCCGGGATATCGACGCCGTTGTCGATGATGAAGGAAAAGCCGGAGATCGGTTTTCCGTCATCGTCGCAAAGCTCGGCGGCCAACTGAACGATATAGGGCTGATCTGGATGATCGACCGGAAGGCGATCTTGGAAGAAGCCCGTCGTTTCTGTGTCGAAGAACAGGATCACGCCCGCGCCCTCCGCTGCCCGATCATCGAAATCGCGCGGTCGAAATCCTTTGCAAGGAGGTCAGGAAGTGCCTCAATGCGGAAATATCGGCAGAACTTTTCGATGTCGGCGTCGGCTGCTTCAAGCGTCTCGCGAAGCTTAGCCAGTTGGTCCTGGCTGATATTGCTTTCGTCCTTCGGAGGCGCATTCCCATCCCGATCGTCCATAAAGGCTAGGTCGAGCGCGCTGGCCTTGAGGTATCGGCGGGCATAAGTCTGAGTGCTGCCCTTAGCCTGGATCGCGGTCTTATTGACGGTCCCGCCAGAGCCGGCGGCGTCCAAAGGAAAATCGTCCTCGTAGACCTTCTCGTGGCCGCCGGAATGGCCCAACGTCAGGCGCATACGGATATGGCCGGGAAGCTTGCAAGGGATCGGGGCCGAAGTCGTGGAAAATCCATGGCTGGTCAGGATCGGCGTGACGATGCGCTCGATATCGGCCAGATCGGCATATTTCGACTTGGTGTGCTTGTTGTCATTGGTACGGAAGATCGGGCCGATTTCAGACTGGACAGCAGAGAAAGCAGCCAGCCATTCCCGGCGCGCGGCGTCGTCGCGGTCCTCCCGCTCGATACGACGGACGCGCTCTTCTTCGTCGGCGCGCATCTTCAGGATGGCAGACAGTCGTTCGACGTCGACATTCTGATTGCTGGCAAGCCGCTCGATTACGCCGAGGAGCCCGGTATTCTGGGCGGGCTCCTCGTAGTGGGCAACCTGCGTCTCGTCATTCACCTTTGCAACTTGGTTCATGATCAGAACTCCAATCGGACGTTGGGGATTTCGCCGGCAATGATCGCCAGCACGATTTTCTTGGCCGGCTCTTCATCGATGCCCTGAGCCATCAAGGCTTCCTTGGCCGCCGACATGATCTTGCCGCGGTGCTCACGGTCCCGTTCGCGGTGTTCGCGTTCTTCTTGCTCGCGGCGGATTTCATCTTGGCGCCGCTGTTCGGCTCGTTCTGCAGCTTCCTTGACGGCGCTGACCTCGGCTTCTGCCTTGGCGATAGCGGCGGCAGCTTCGCGTTCTGCCTTCTCGACCGCTGCCTTAGCTTCGCGCTCAGCCTGTTCGCGGGCGGCCTGGGCGACGCGCTCTTCGTGGGCCTTCTGCTCGGCCGCCTGCTTCGCCTTCAATTCTTCATTGAGGCGCTGTTCGGCGCGCTCTCGCTCGATACGATCACGTTCCGCCTTTTCGGCACGAAGCTTTTCAAGCTCGATCCGGTCTGCCTCGGCCTTTTTGTGGGCCTCGAAAGCCGCCGTCAGCTTTTCAGTCGCGATCCGGTGCGCGGTGCGGGCCTGATCCTCGAATTCGCCGAGATCGGAGTTGATGACGATCTTCTGCTCAAGCTCATAGAAGAGAAGACCGAAGGCCTGCGGCTCGCCGCCGATCAGACCATTGCCGCAATCCTCGATATGCTTGATGATCGCGAGGCAGGAAGCGACGCGGGCCTCTTCCTGGACTTCCCACTGTGTCAGAGGGCGGCGGGCGTCTTCGGCAAGTTCTTCCAGATCGGCCTTTACCGTGCGGCGCTTGGCATCGACAGCGTTGATTTCCTTGCGCCGATCTTCGTTCAGCTTCTTGCCGGCGTCGTCGATCGCGGTCTTGAACCGGGTGATGCGAAACGCCTCGGACGTGATCTTCTTCCGGCTGGTTGCCGTCGACAGATCAGGAACGAAAGCGGCGACATCCTTGCGGAGCTGGGCAACGAAGCGGTCATAGAGGTTGTCGTCGGTAAGGACAGAACCGGGATTTTCGCTGACGAGCGCGACCACATCGGCCACAGCGTCACCTTCCGGGAACCCCAATAGCTTTTCAGCGGCGTGCGACATGAACATCACTCTCCTGCTTGTTGAGGAAATCATTTTTGTAGAAGGTGTCGGCCTTGGCACCGGCGGCGTAGATCATCCCGACCATGGCGATGACACCGCAGATCGATGCTCCCCAGCCCATGATTTTTGTGCCGCGACGGAAGCGCTCGTCCGCCGCCCGCTGGCGTGCGAAGAGATCAGCCGTACGCTGGTGGCGAGCCTGATCGGCGCATTCGCCGTCTTCGCAGAAGCAGCCGCCGAACTGTTTGATGATGCAGTCGGTCACGCGGCACCTGCCGTTTCCGAGACCGTGTTCAGCGCTTCGAGCGCCTGAGCTTCCTCAGGGGATGCGATCTCGAAATGGGCATGAACCTTGCCGTCTTCGTCGACGACTTCCATTTCGTGAAGGTGAAGCAGGCCACCGAGCGTCCAGTTGCAGGGCTTGCCGTCAGGTTCTTTCCGGGGCGAGCCCGCGCCAGTGACGCGACCGAGGCATGAGAAGCCGATGTACTTCTCTGCTTTTTCCTTGCCGGTACCGGCGCAAATGAAGCTCTGGAGAGACTGAACCGTCTTGCAGAGCGGGCACTTGACCGCCATGTGAACGCGGTCGCTGACGCCCTGAGCCTTCAAACGGTTCCTGAACTCGTCGATGGAAATCTGATAACGGCTCATGACAGCGATGCTCCGACAGTGCGCTCAAGACGAGCGTCCGAGTTGTGCCCGATCGACGGATCAAGCCGCATGACCGAGTAGCCGAGGAGACCGGCGAGACGTTCAAACTCCTCGCGGGCTGCACCGTGGTGCCAGTTGACGTCGTAATTGAATTCCGGATCATGCTTGGCGGCGAATGCCAAGGCGGTCGTCAGTTCTCGACCGATAGATTCAGCAAGCGCTCTGGCCTTGATTGTGGTCTCGTTGTCCATGGTCGTTCCCCTCAGGCTTCGTAGGCTTTGAAGCGACGGCGCGCGGCGTCTGCCTGCGCCTTCTTGATCAGGGCGCGGCCCTCGGTGATGTACCGTCCGTCGCGGACCATCTTTCGGACCTGCCGGATGTGCGACAGAATGAATTTTCGGGCATACTGATATTCGTTGAGCGAATTCATTGATTTCCCCTCAGGCTGCAATCTTGGTGATGACGGGTGCGGCGACCGGGCCGAGGAAGGCGAAGACGCCCTTCCACTCGATACGGCGGCGCTGTTCTTCGGTGTGACCTACAAGTTGGTCACGGAAGGCGATGGGAGCCTGCAGGTCGATCAGCGAGCCGGTCAGGCCAGCGGCGACCGCAGTTTCGCGAAGATCGTGGGCGGCGCGGAGGTATTCGACGTACCGAGCGGCAGACTTCGGAGCTTCCTTGCCAGCGCGGTGCAGTTCGCGGATTTTGCCGATGACAGCGTTCAGGCTCTTAATGTTTTCGCGGAGGGCGTCTGCCGTCAGATTTGCGCTGGTCATTGCCGTGCCTCGTGTGCTTCAGTGAGGCTAATGTACGCAAATCATACATTCCGGTCAACAATAAAATGTATGCTAATCGTACATTTTGAACGCGACAAAAAATTAACAGCGAATCGCGAATCAGACTCGACTCTTCTCCTAGGTTCTGGCTTCAATAGAACGAAAGGAGAACAAAATGGGCCATGCGTTATTGAGAGAGGTCGCACCGTTCACACTCCATATCCGGTGCGAGAACTGTTTGCGGGATAGTGAAATGGTCGTGGAGATGCCGATCGGCGATGATGTCCCGCGAGATGCGGAAGAGCTGATCGAGAGCGTCTTCCTCGAAAGAATCCCGTTCAGATGCCACCCGTGCGGCGGCGTGATCGGAAGATTGACCGGTATCAGCGGAGGAAACGCTTATGGGTATTGAACGAGACGTTCTGGAATTCATCATCGTGTCGCCCTACGAGCAGCGCGCGGCCGTCGCGGCGGCGAAAGAGCGGTTTGAGAACTACCTCAGCAACCGCTTTCCTGGGTATGGCTTCAAGGTGGGACCGTTCGCGCCGGTCGGAGACGAGGATGAATTCTGCGTCCTGCCGCTCATGAATTTTCTCGGTGACGATGGGAAAAGTTATATGTGCACGCCGCCGAAGCGCTGGCTGTTGCAGGACATCGCCAATGCATGCCGAGAGTTTGACTACAAAAGTCTGCGAAGTTTCGCAGCGTAAATTTCTGGCAATTATTTCGCATAAAGCACTGTTTTTGCTTCCTAAATCGGCTGTTTAATGCTAGATTTCTCTAACGCAAATCGCTGATTTTTGATCCTTTTTGGGAGCCTGACAATGGCAGATACATCAATCGAATGGACCGACGCGACCTGGAACCCTGTGGCTGGTTGCACTGTCCTGACTGCGGGCTGCACTAATTGTTATGCGATGAGGATGGCCGCCAGACTCGATGCCATGGGAACCGAAAAGTACGTCGGGCTTACGCGCAAAAGCGGGGGGCGCGCAAAATGGACAGGTAAAATCTACTTGGATTGGAAATCGCTCGATGTACCATCCAAGTGGTCGAAGCCACGTTTGATATTCGTCAATTCGATGTCTGATCTGTTTCACGCTGATGTGCCGGCGGACTTCATCTCGGCGGTTTGGAACACGATGGAGGACACGCCGCAGCACACTTATCAGATCTTGACCAAGAGGCCGGATCGCATGGCGGAAATTCTGCCCGGGAAGGGTTTCAAGGTTCTCCCCAACGTCTGGCTTGGTACGAGTGTCGAGGATGGCCGCGTTCTTCACCGTCTGGACGAGCTTCGCGATGTTCCTGCCGCCGTTCGCTTCACATCCTTTGAGCCGTTGATTGGATCTGTAGCTGGGGCTAATTTGGCCGATATCCATTGGGCAATCGTCGGCGGGGAATCGGGCCCGCAGTCTCGATACATGGACCCTGCATGGGTTCATGAAATCGAGCAGATGTGTCGCGACGCCGGCACGGCTTTCTTTTTCAAGCAGTGGGGCGGCCGGAACAAGAAAGCTGCGGGCCGCGAACTCAATGGCCGTACCTATGACGAAATGCCGGCAGCGGTGGCTTAGAAATCGAAAGCCTCCTGCTTATCTGTTTTCGCGGCGACTTTCCAAAAGCGGTGGGCTAGATCATGGCTGGCAACGAGGAGAAGCCAATACAAATGCTGATCTTGTTGTCCTTTGAGAAGCTTCATCTCGGGCGATGCTGAAACGCCTGCGGCGGCAACGAGCGATTTCCAATAATTGATCAGTTCGACCCTGATACCTTGCTGTCCCTGAGCCGCGTCGATAGCCGTACGCCAACCAGGCGCGAACGCATCGAATGCTGAGGCATCTGCAGCTAAGTTCCGTCCCAAATTCCGTTGAAGATCCATCTTGCTCAGGTGAACAAGAATGTCCATTCGCTTGCGCAATGTCAGAGTTTTGAAGATCTCGAAATCCAGAACGCCCAGGCTATAAGGGTCCAGGAAAGCGAAGTGCAGACCACCTGGCTCCAAGCGCTTCAAGATCTGTTTGACCGTGTCGACCGCAGAGCCGTGGAAAGAAACTACCGGCGCCCCGACGGCGCGCAATCGTTCAGTTGCTGCGTTCAGACGTAGCTCATCTTTGTCGGCGATAAAAACCTGCGAGAAAGGAGACCCACCTTCTACGCTTTTGCGCCACGCCGCGACGCAACTGCCGTCAATGAATTGTCCTTTCCGAACTAGGGCGCGACCGGGCCCGCAATAAAGATCGATATAGGTGGCGCCTGCTTTGCCTGGGCCGATGAATTTTCTGCGGGCGCCACGTGAGATATCTATGTAGCGACAGAGATATTCATGCTTTTCGATAGCCCATGGCCCAACATCTTCGGCTGGCAACCCGTCATCGCCCTCTACCAAATCACCCATTTGTAATGCGCCCCGTCCAAATGATCAGAAACCCGGCATTTCATTCATGACGCGGCGGACAAGTGCGATTACCTGCACCGTCACGCCGTCGTCAGCGTCGTGATCCCTTCGAACGACGATCGGCTTATGCTTCGGATTGGTCGATCGCGGATGAAATTCGGCGCGGTCCGCAAAAAGCTCGAGCTGCTTCACTGACCATTCGCGGAAATGGCCGCCGTCTCGCTCTCGCTGGACGACGACGATCATGCCCGAGCGCAACTCGACTTCACCCTCAACGTCTTCGTAGGAAATGCAAACGAGGCGATCGCCGGGGAAGATCGGGCGAGGGCGTAGATCGTTCATGCTGTCGCCGTTGCAGTCGAAAACAAGCAACCTGGCTCTCGGGAATCGCTCATCGCGCGGCAACATGATCTGCTCTGGTTCTGATTGATCGAACTCGTCCACTTCACGAAATGACCCAGCCTCGACAATGCCGGCGACGCGGGCCGCGATAATGGCCGGCGTCACCTGCTTTACCTCGGCCCCCGGGGGTGCCCGATCAAGATACTCGGCGATCTTTGGGATCTCATGGACCTTGAGATTGCGATTGCCTTTCAGGAGCTGGGTGATCTGCGGATGTGCAATTCCGAGATGGCGCGCAAGCCCGCTCTGCGTCTTCCCAGGCTGTGCAAGCCCGTCGCGGATCCAGTCAAGATATTGGTTTGTAAACTCGTCAGCCATTGTTTGATTTTCGCACACGGCGGATTTGAACGCAGTTAGGAAAATCGTACATACCCTCTTGCGCAATCTGTATGCTTATCGTACATTCGCGAGTATGAGATGCGAACCGGCAAACACGATCATCAAGAAATTCAAGGGTCTGAAGCCTCTGGCCGAGGTGTCCGGCGTCAAAGTTCATACGGTCATGCGTTGGCGCATGCCTAGGGACAAGGGCGGGACCGGCGGCGTTGTGCCTCACTGGCATGTGCAGGCTATCCTCGCCGCCGCCCGTGAGCGCGGTATTGATGTTCGAGCCTCTGACTTCGCGCCAGTAGCGGAGGCAGTTGAATGACCGACAGCACCGCACAGGACGAGATTAAGGCGTTCTTCTCCCGCTGGCTTAGCCTGGAAGAGGAAAAGCAGAGGATCGCTGACGACCTGAAGGAGCTCTTCAAAGAGTCCAAAGGACGCGGCTTCGGCAGCAAGGAGCTGCGCGAGGCATTCCGCCGCAAGGTGAAGGAAGACGAGGCGAACCCAGCAGACGCTGAGTTCGAGGCTGTCGTTGATGTCTATCTCGATGCCCTGAACGCTCCGAAAGCTTCCACGCGCGATGCGCGCCTGCGTGCACGAGAAAACATTGAGGAATTTGACCCAGAGACAGGCGAAATCCTCGACCGCGACGCTCGCCGCCGCCAGCGCACGTCTGAAGCCATGGACGACAATATCGCGCTCTCGGCTGAGATGCTGGCCGACGGTCTTATATCGGAGGAAGCCCACGCCGAGAATATCGCAATCTCGAACGGCGTTGCCCGCAAATATGGCAACGGCCCGATCCAATCCGCCCCGGCCACTCAAGGCGAAGCCGGAGCACAAGAGACCCACGTAAGGTCCTCGACCAACGATGAGGCATCCCCAGAGGCAGGTCCGCAAGCCGAAGCCTCTCCCGCCGGGACAGGAGCCGGGACGCTTGCGGATCGTGAGGGCCGCTCCGACGGGGAGGCGGTTTCGGCTGACCTCCCCACCAATCCCGAGTTCGATCCGACCGAGGATCGCGAAGAAGGCCAAAGCCTCGACAGTGGGTTGAGCACTGCCGGCGCCAACGCAGGAGGCGAAGATGTAACGAGCAGCGCGGAGCGCGCACCTGGCCGCAACGAAAATAGTAATTCGTCTGGCCCGGACGATAAACGGGCAACGAATTCGCCGGAAACGGCAACGACGAGCGGAGTGGGACCGCTCCCCGGCGCAGCTGGAGCCGATGGCACCCACGAACCAGCAACGGACGAGCAGGACGCCGAGAAGGAAGATTGCTCGTCCGACACCTATTCCGTCCCGGTATTCATGACGTTGAGCGGCACATTCGCTTCGTCGAAGCTGCCGCGAGACGAAGACGCCGACGGCGTTAGGTACGAATCCGTCCCGCCCATGCCGATGAAGACGCTGGGCTATGCCCATTGCTTCCCGGAATTGACGCAGGATGCCTTCCAGCGCCTCAAGGCCGACATCGAGGTCAACGGCGTTCTGGAACCGATCGTTCGCATGGGCGACGTCATCGTCGACGGGTGGAACCGATACAACGCGGCTCGTTCCCTCAAGATCGAATATCCGGTGATCTGCTACAGCGGCAAGGACGTCCTGACCGACGTCATCAAGTGGCAGCGTTCGTCCCGCGACTGGTATCCGGCGCAGGAGCGCAAGATTGCAGCCGCTCTGGCGAAACAGATCCCGCACCGCGCCGACGACATCCGAGCAGCTTTTCACATTACCGATGAAGAGGAGGTGGCATAAATGATCCGAGCCCTCCGTTATCTCAAGCGCGATTGCTTCAACACGATCGACACTGGATGCGCGATCGTCTCCGCACAGCAATTTCATGATCCGCTTTGGGCCACGCTCGCCTTTGCGGCATCGAGCTTCGCTCTCAACGTTGCGGTCGCCGTTGTCCTCAATCTCAAGGGAAGGGCGGTCTAATGCAGTCATCTTCTCCCCAACTGATTTCCATCGTCCTTCGAAACGACAACGACGCCGAGCGCTTGATAGCGGCACAGCGTGAAAAGGGTCTGTGCTGGGTGTCGGTCGATCGGAACAATCTGATCGCGCCTTCCGTGCGCCTGACCTTCGTCACCATCGAAGCCTTCCGGCCAAAAGGAGCGACCCTGCAATGATCCGCACCGTTTCCACATTGGACGTTCACTCGACCGTCGAGGCTGCTCGGCAATCCCAACAAGCGATGCACCGCATGCATTTCGACGGCTGCCCTCACTGCGGCCGCGCCCTCTCGATCGAGGAAGTCATCGAACATCATTGCCAGAACTGCGAACGCGAGATCACGCCGATGACGCTTCGCTACAACAACGGGAGAGCAGCATGATCGAATTTCTCAAAGACGCTGCGATCGTCGGCGGCTGTGTCGTCGCTCTTGTCGGCGCGCTTCTGGCTCTCGCCGCTTGCGTGCGCTCCTCTGAAATCACCCGCGAAGAAGAGCGTGGGTACCTATTCGACGAAGAGCAATCCGGCGCTTCCGAAGGAGCATGGCCCAGATAGCGCGACCTCATCGCAGATCGCGTGCCGTAACTGAAACTTGCAGAGGGGAATTCCTCATGTCCGATATCTTGAATTGGATCGAAAGAGCCATGGTCAGGACTGAGATCGACAGATCTTCCGGGTGCTGGCTGTACAACTACGATATCAGTCACAATGGATACGGTCGGCTTGACGTTGATGGAAAGAGAGTCCGTATTCATCGGTTATCCTACGGTGCGTTTAAAGGGGAAATACCTGAAGGTGTTCTTGTTTGCCATCGGTGCGATGTTCGGAATTGCTGGAATCCAAATCATCTATTTCTTGGAACGCCTCAGGATAACTTTGACGATATGGTCTCGAAGGGCAGGAACATACTTTACACGCCTGGCTCTCCGATATCTCCGAAGCTAACTGAGCCGCAAGTACTAGAAATACTGAGCCGGATCGCATCGGGCGAAGACAACAAATCTCTGGCTGAAGAGTTCGGGGTAGCTGGCAGCTCTATCTCCAAAATCCGCAAAGGGAAAACATGGAAGAAATTGACCGTGCCTTCGTCGGGGCAGGTCATGAGCGCGGAGGCGTGTCCTCCTCCCCACGTCTCCGCGCCTTCAATTTAATCGTCGGTCGACCTTTTGCCAATCGAAGCACTACCGGCAGAACAGCGTCTCCGAGACTTGTGAAGGGTGCCGACGACACTGGCGGAGCGTCGTCGGCGATAGCGAGACCGGACGAGGCGGCGGCTCGATCTCGCGAAGGGAATGGAATTACGGCATCCAGGCGGCGGTCTGAGCCGACGACAGAGGGCGAAGGCCCTGCAAGGCTTTCTCCTCTGTCGTTTTCACTATCGGTCCTGCGCATCTGAAGTCTCCGTTCAACAAGGAGATTGATCGCATAGGAGCGTTGGAATGTACGGAAATAACGAGTTCCGAAAGACCAAAAATGACTCACGATTTGGAAAGAAAAATTCCGAGGGCGAAATGAGCAGCTACGCGTTGCAAGAAGCGATCGACTGGACCGGCAAACTCATGGACAAGGAGTTTAAGGGCCGGGGAGATAAAGAGTATCAGGTCAGGTATCGTCTTTCAGAGAACAGCGGCGTTCCTGAAAGCTACCTCTATCGGCTTCAATACAAATCTCGCACCATGAAGGATGTTGCTGGCGAATATTACCGTCGGCTGAAGCTCTATTACGAGCATACTTGCGAAGTGAACGAGGACGCAGCGGATCGGTACGAGGCCGAACGGCTGAGATTGCGGGGAGATCATGAAAAGATTGACGCGAAGCGTGCTTCGGCGCGCGTGGACGTGGCTGCGTCTACAATTCGCAAAGGCAAGAAGGGGTAAGCGGTGATCAGCTTCCTCGACGGCCGAGTTACACTTTACCCGGGCGATTGCCTCGATGTGCTCCGGTCATTGCCGGATAACAGCATCGACAGCGCCTGCATGGACCCTCCGTATCATCTCACGAGCATCGTCGATCGCTTTGGCAAGGAAGGTTCTGCCGAGGTGAAGGCTGGAGAGACCGGCGCGTTCAAGCGCGCGTCTGCTGGCTTCATGGGTAAGAAGTGGGATGGCGGCGACATCGCGTTCCGCATCGAGACTTGGCTCGAGGTTCTCCGCGTTCTGAAGCCGGGTGCCTACCTGCTCGCCTTTGCGTCGACGCGCGGGTTCGGTCGCATGTCTGTTGCGATCGAGGATGCTGGCTTTATCAATCACCCGCTCATCGCCTGGATTTTCGCCGCTGGCATGCCGAAGGCGACGCGTATCAAGGCGTGCGCCGTCGATGGGCCCTTCGCCGGGATCGACGTCGATGGCTGGCGCTATGGCGGCCAATCCCTGAAGCCCGCGATCGAGCCAATTTATATGGGGCAGAAGCCATTCAGCGAAGATAATGGCACACTGAACATTCTCAGACATGGTACCGGCGCGATCAACATCGACGGTTGCCGCATCCCCTCGGACGATGATCTTCAGGAAGGCGCCGGCAAGCTGTGGTCGCATTACCGGGCTGGGGAGGCGAGCGCCGAGCGCCGTTATCAGAACAACGGCAGCACGAATTTCGCTGCCAAGCCCGGCCCGCGCGGCGGATCGCCAGATGGCCGTTGGCCTGCGAATGTCATCCACGATGGCAGCGACGAAGTTGTCGCGTTGTTCCCCGACAGCAACGGCCAGCAAGGAGACGTTACCGGAGGCGAGCCTAGCAGCAAGACAAATCAGGTCTATCGTGATTTCGGCGGCCGCCCGGCGACACAAGCGCGTGGCGACAGCGGTTCGGCAGCTCGGTTCTTTTATTCAGCGAAAGCTGACGCCGACGATCGCATAGGCTCAAAGCACCCGACCGTAAAGCCTGTCGACCTCATGCAATACCTCGTCCGCATGGTCACACCGCCGGGAGGGACCGTCCTCGACTGCTTCGCCGGTACGGGCACGACAGGTGAGGCGGCTTGGCGCGAAGGCTTCAACGCCGTCCTGATCGAACGCGAGCCTGAATATCAGGCTGATATTGCCGAGCGCATGCGCCTTTGCCTCGCCGGTCCGGATGAGAAGAAGCGCGAGATCATCAAGCGTCGCGGACTCGCCGACGATGATGCCGGCCCTCTGTTTTCAGCAGGTGCCGCATGACCCGAAAATCAGCCGCCACCATAGCCTCCGATCTCCGCGAGATCCGCCAGGACAAGATCCTGACCGTCGACGCCAATGGAAAACGGATGGGCGCCGACCGCCTTGAGCGCTTTCGCCGTCACATCGACACGCTCGATCAGGCAATCGAAGGCTTCGACAATCTCGCAAAAGCCCAAGCAGAACGCCAGGCCCAGCAGCAAGAAGAGGTGGCTTCGTGAATATGCATACCGGTAATCTCTTCGAAATGCCTGACTTCATGCACGGTCGCGGCCTGCCGCCGATGATCGTCGACAGCTTTGCCGGCGGCGGTGGCGCGTCGACCGGAATCGAGATGGCGCTTGGCCGCTCGCCGGATATTGCGATCAACCACAATGCGGCGGCGCTGGCGCTTCATGCTGCGAACCACCCCGATACGCTGCACATCAGCGAGAATGTCTACAAGATCGATCCGCTCGACCATCTCGCCGGCCGCCACATCGGCCTCGCTTGGTTCTCCCCCGACTGCAAGCATTTTTCGAAGGCGAAGGGTGGCAAGCCAGTCGAGCGCAATATCCGCGATCTCGCATGGATCATTCCGGGCTGGGTCGAGCGCATCCAGCAGAGCGGTGGCAAGGTCGACGTCATCATCATGGAGAACGTCGAGGAG